GAAGACCACTCTATTACAGCAGAATTATGATCACACCAGACGGCAAACTTTGTTTCCCAGCTAGATCTCATTACAATATCTGTTGGGTCACCTTTGTACTTCTGAGGATTAATTGGTTTATATTTTCTTTTATGGTACATAAATATATGTAATAAGCCTGACAACAAAACTATTTATGGGTACCCAATGGCAGAAGCTAATAACACACTACCTGAACCGTATAGATTGCCTGCTGCAAGAGGCGGAGCTACAGGGTTTGATACTCAATATAAGGTAGGGCAACACACGTATCCAGCCGATCTCTTATCAGATCAGCAGCGATATGGTGGTAACTATGTCATATTCTATGTAAACGTACATGAAGACTCATATATCGTAAAGGGCAAAGATTCAGTTGTATTTCAAGGTAACATACCTCCAAGACAAGCTGGAAACTTAGCAGGTGCTAACTATAGTGCAGCTAACCTAAACACTTATGCTGTTGGTGTTGGAGCTGGATTAAGCACTGCAGCGAATCCTGTTGGAAGAGCTTTAAATGTTGCTGATAGAGGTGCCAGTTTACAAGGTGCGGTTAAAACAGTTACTAATGGGGTTGTTGGAGGTGTAGCAGCAGTATCCCTGGTAGCTGCCCTTGGTGGCGCAAAGAAAGAATATAAAAGATTAGAACAAGCAATCGCTTTGAATGTGCCTTTTGACTTACAAGTGAGATACTCGGCTCAGTACGAGGAGGATTCGTTGGCTGGGTCTTCGGCTATCCTTGAGGCAATGGGCAATACATTTTCAGGTAACCCCATAAATGCTGCTAGTGCAGGTCTTAGTTACTTAGCGGGTTTGGCTCTAAAGACTCCTGGTGTTGGCGGTACACTATCAAAGACGTCTGGTACAGCTGCAAACCCAAAGAAAGAACAACTCTTTCAACAGGTTGACTTTAGGACGTTTACTTTCACATATCAGTTCTTTCCAAGATCAGCTGCTGAAGCTCAGAACGTAAGAGAAATTATTAAAGCATTTAAACTACACATGCACCCAGAGTATAAACCTGGATCAGCAAACTTTCTTTTCATCTATCCATCAGAGTTTGATATTTTTTATTACCAAAACGGTAAAGAAAACTTGAACATACACCGGCACACATCTTGTGTGTTAACTGACATGAGCGTGTTGTATACCCCTCAAGGTATTTTTAGTGCCTTTGATGACGGTATGCCAACTCAAATCAACATGAATCTGACATTCAAAGAATTGGCTATCTTGACCAAAGAAAATATTGCTGACGGTTTCTAGTACTATGAAGGGTTTAGTTTACAATTATTTATAAAGAGACAACTATGTATTTTAATAAAGTGCCTTTGATTGTATATCCGTTCACAATAGGCGGCAAAGAAGTATTAAAGCCTATGACCGACATAACGTTTAATATTAGGTTTCGTAAACAGATCTTAGATAATATATCTTTGTTTGACGAATACGATATCCAAGAAGGTGAGACCCCTGAACTGATAGCGGCACGTATATATGGTGACCCTTTGTATCACTGGGTCATTATGTTGGTAAATGATCGATATAACTACATTGAGGATTTTCCCAAAACACAGCGTTCTTTAGGAGAATATGTTAACGCTAAGTATACGGATCCTTATGGAGTTCACCACTATGAGAATAGCGAAGGATTTAACGTCATGCAATCTGTTCCTGATGCCTCCCCTATATCAAACTATGATTATGAAGATCGCTTAAATGAATCAAAGCGTAGAATTAAAATCGTGTCACCAAATATATTGGTGGCCATCCTAAAAGACTTTAACACAATTTAATGGCAACTACTCCAGCATCTAATGCAATCAAAAGTGCAGGCGACGTCGATATACGGGACGTGACTCTAATTTCGTCTAAAGGATTTGCTCAGTCAATTACACCTCAGGTAGTGGGCATTGAAATCTTTGAAGATATATTTGCTACATTTATTACCGGCAGACTGATGCTAAGAGAGTCTCAAGATCTTTCTAACATCTTACCGTTGATAGGAGAAGAGATTGTCCGATTAGATATTCGCACTCCATCCTTAGCAGATAGTGAAGCGCTTGTTGGCGAATTCTATATCTATAAGATGGAAGGCAAGAAGAAAACCAGCGAGCGTGAAGTAATTTACAGTTTGTTCTTCATATCCAAGGAAGCAATTGTAGATTTAAACAAGAACGTACCAAAAGCATTTGAGGGTCTCCCTTCTGAAATTATAGAGCAGATTTGTTTAGACACAGAGTATGGATTACAAACAACAAAGCCGATATTTATTGAAAGCACGAGTAATAAAATTAAGTACGTTTCAAACTTTTGGTCCCCAACACAGAACATTCAATACGTTTGTGATCACGCTTTGACCACATATGATTCTCCGACGTTTCTTTTCTTTGAAAATAAATATGGGTTGAACTTTGTGGCATTAGAGTCTATGTATACGAGCGGTCCCTTAAAGCAAAGGTTCATACAAGACAACTATACAGCTGAGGTTAGTTCTGGGGGTGGATCAAGAAGAGATATCACAAAAGACTATCAACGTATTTTGGAACTCGACACCCCCAACACTTTTAACTACATGGAAAGACTTCAGTCAGGAATGTACGGATCAGAAATAATTACATATGATCTGCTAACACAGACTTATAACCACGTTGGATACAGTCCTGTGTTTGAAGATCACACCCACTTAAACAAGTTTCCACTATCAACAAATGGCATTGTTGCCCAAACAAAGGCAGTAGTAATTCACGGTCGAAAGTACTACAACAACTTCGAAGGCTTTGGGGATGTATCAGATGTGACTATCATTCAGAAGCGAAGGAGCCTGTTAGCTCAGGCTGAAGCATTTAAAGTAATTATTACAGTCTTTGGTAGACTTGACTACTCTGTTGGTCAACGTATGATACTTGATATCCCAAAGAATGCGCAGATTAGAAGAGATGATTCTGAGCCAGAAGATAAGATAATGTCGGGCGTGTATCTTGTTGCAGCTTTGTGTCATATGATTAGTCCTACAGACGGACATCAATGTGTACTGGAATTAATAAAAGATTCTTTCATGGTGGATATGAATGGTTGAGAATAAGGGTGGACAGTTCTTTGTTGGGGTGGTTGAGGATCGAAATGACCCTCTGATGGTTGGCCGTGTTCGTGTTCGAGTTGCCGGTCTACATTATCACGACACAACGGTTTTGCCAACAGAAGACTTGCCTTGGGCAATGGTTATGCAGCCCGCAACCTCAACCTCTGGTATGGGTAGTGTTGCTGCTGGTCCTGCTGAAGGCACTACAGTTATAGTAATCTTTAACGACCATCCTCAAAACCAACAACCTATTGTAATTGGTGCACTTGGTGGAATACCACAAGAAGAACAAGTTGTCATTGATAGGTTTGAAAGTCCTCCTCTATTCAGAGATGATATTACCCCTGCTGGCAGACCTTTACCAACAACATCAGCTGAAGTAAATGCAAACCAACTTGGTCCGGTCAGTTCTCCTAGTCCAGCTCTTGCCTCTATCGTCCAACAAGGAAGAGCAGAAAGTTCAAAGACAGGGTTTGGAGTTATACAAACTGCACTTAAAGGGTCAGCTTCATCCTTTCAAGCTGTCGGTAATGTTCTAGGTAATGTGAACGGACTTGGGTCAACTTATTCAATTGTCAGAAATCAATTTGAAACAGACCTTATACTTTCAGGAAACTCTGATAAAGCATTGAATCAGTTTGTTACAATGGCCACCCAGTCTGGACCGATAGGAAGTGCACTTGGTGCTCTTTTTAACGGCAAGTCTAATATCAACTCTCTAAAGAGGGACTACGGGTTTTCAATTGATAATATTCAAAGTGCATTTAATACAATTAAAAGTGGCGACGACCTACTTGGTACATTACAGAATGCTGAAGTAATATTAAATGAAGTTACATCTTTTACTGATGGTGGAGCTGCACTACTGGATGCAGTAATTAATGAATTCAATGAGGTGACTTTAGAGGGTACTGTTGGACTCCTTCAAGACGACTTAGCTGACTTTGTTGGATCGAGTATTACAGGTCTTGGTGGTGTCTTAGGACCAGGTGTAGCACAAGTGCAAGGTATTGCATCTATTCTCGGGTTTGGTGATGTCACTAGCGGCATACAATCATTTGTTGGTGGAATAGGTGCAGCTGCAACAGATTTAATTAAAGGAGTGTCTCCTGAACAAATAGCTCAAGCACTAACTGGACCGTTCAGTAGTTCAGAAGCTGCAGATCAGAACATCGGTAACTTAGCAGTCACAAAAGAAGTGGCTCCAAGCGAAATTGATGCAACGTCATTTGAAGGAGTACCTGAAGGAGCGACCCCACCAGTGTACGGCTCCTTTGGTGGACCAAACTTTGGTGGTGCATCGCCTGTCATTGAAATGCCGCCAGTTACAGATACAACTAAGTTCCCTGGTGGCGGAACTGGAGAGATTCCAGTAGCTCCTCCTCCCAACTCAGCAGCCAATACAGCTAAAGCATCAGAAGGCATTCAAATACTGATAAAGGCTTGTATGAAATACGGCCTTTCAACAAAGGAACAAAAAGCAACAATGCTTGGTATTGTTGGAGGTGAGTGTGGTTGGATACCTCAAGCTGAGAGTGCGCAATACACCAACCCTGACAGGCTGCTACAAATATTTCCTTCTACATTCAAGGGTAAGCGAGAGTTGGCAGAGCAGTATTCAAATTGGATAAAGGGTAACAAAGGCACTCCAGAAGAGTTCTTTAACTTTGTATATGATCCAGCTAACAATGGTAAACAGTTAGGAAATACTCAACCGGGTGATGGCGGTAAGTTTTATGGTCGAGGTTTTATTCAATTAACGGGTAGATCAAACTACGAGCGATATGCTTTATTATCAGGCCACCCAATCGACGAGAACCCAGATCTACTGATTAGTGACCCTGCTATATCATCTGAGATTGCGGTGTTGTACCTCATGGATCGTGTTGCAAAAGGAGTGGTACCTACAGCACATCCCAATTACTTCTTTGCTGCAAAGCAAAGTGTTGGAAATAATTCTCCAGATATTGCAGCTCGCAAGTTAGCGTTCTATGAGTACTTCTATGGAGTTAAGACTCCAAACACATTTGGGTATTGTGATAAGCAGGCTGGCAGCACTCAAAGCCCATTCTCCTATCACGGTAGTCTGGCAGGTAACGCAGCAGGTAAAAGTACTAATACTGGATTTCAAGACCCAAACAACAAATACCCTTTGAAGCGGTATCAAGCAGAACAAGAAACAAACAGGTTATCAAGAGGTGTTGTACGAGATACAATTGTTCCTCTAAAAGAATCTAGTAGGACCATAGGCGTACCTTTGCCATTTGGCGCAGGGTCCTTTAGTCAACCTCCAATACCATTTGCAGCTCAATATCCTTATAATAAAGTTAATGAGACTGAATCAGGTCACATTCAAGAGTTTGATGATACTCCAGGTCATGAACGAGTTCACACATATCACCGATCAGGTACATTCGAAGAGATTGATTCGAATGGAACCAAAGTCACTAAGATTGTTGGTGATGGCTATGTGATATATGATCGTAACGGATTTATATCGGTAGCTGGTGATGCTAATATAACTGTATCTGGAAACGTAAATATATTTTGTCGATCAGATGCAAACATTGAAGTTGCAGGATCTGCAGAGATGAAGGTTGGTGGTAACTTCGATATAGGTGTGGCAAGAGACATGAATATTGCCGTAGAGGGTAACTTCTCTATGTGGGCAAACGGATCAATGAACTTGCAAGCACGCAAGAAAGGACATATCCTAACATCCGAAGATAATCTATACATTGCATCTAATAAACAAATGCACCTGCAATCTACAGATGACATGTTCATAGAGACGAAAGCTAATCAACACACTAAAGTTGGTGCTGGATCGTTTGCCACAATTGCAGAAGGCTTGGATATTCAGGCAGGAATAAACATCAAGGCTTCATCAGGAGAAAGCACTAACTTTAGTGCTGGTACAGACTTCTTAGCTAAGTCGGGTGCAGACACTCATTTGGCTTCAGGCAGGAATACATTTATATCAGCCTCTTTCGATGCAAACTTTGTAGCTGGTACATCTGCATTTGTTACATCAGGGGCTAGCACTAATGTTAAAGCTGGAGGCAATGTTGAAATTGATGGCTCTATTACCAACATCAACAGTAAAACTGCATCTAATGGGTCTGAAGCAAGCGAAGCTGCTAAGCCTGGTGCATCCACTGCATCTATCAAGGCTCTTGTTCATGGCATGGTTCCTCCACCTAAAGGTGTGCCTCTTTATCCTAGAGTGGAACCATTAGTTGGTCCTCCTACATTAGGTGAGGAAGAGTTTATGTATGAGCTTCCTTCAGAAACAAATACACGTGTTATAGTATCTCTAACTGAACAACAGATTGCCCAAAATGGGGTATCGAATACTTTTGAATCAGAAAGTGCTTCTTCGACTGGCGGTGGTGGATCTATTATTGCTAGCCCAAGACAAGATGAGATTCTTGCAATGAGAACCTTCACTGCTGACTTTAGATTGTCACAACATTTCACTCTTGGTATGATGTTTGATGGTGGGTTTAATGCTAAGCATCGATTAGTGGATCAAAATGGATTAACCAAACAACAGATTGTAGCCAACCTAGCTGCCCTTTGTGAAAACATCCTTGAACCATACCTTACAGTTTTGCCGGGTGGTATCCAAGGATACAATAACAATTGGAGAATTACATCTGGCTACCGTATGGGTACGGGTGATTCCGACCACGGAAAAGGTAGAGCGGTTGATATTCAATTATCTGGAAGAAGTAAGTCAGCTCATTACGAGTTGGTTCAAAAACTTGATAAAATTGTTCCCTACGATCAAATCATACTCGAGTATAAAGGATCGCAATCTGTATGGGTACATACTGGATTTAGAGGCGACAATAATACTACGTTTGGTGGAGGTTCAAATAGGAAGCAAGCTGCTACTATTTTAGTAGACACCAATAAGTTCATTACTGGCTTTAAGTTATATGCTTAAGAGTACACTCTAATGACCACAGAAGTTATTATCGAGGTTTTAGATTATGGGGGTGGAGGTACACCTCCTGAGTCAGATCCAGCAGGTGAAGGATTGTATCTTCCTGGTGCATATGAAGCCACTCCTTTCTTTGCTATTATTGAGTTTTCACTTCAAGAAACTGTTATAGATCCTATAACATTAGATGAGGTGGTTACAATAACTACTGCATCTTCAGTCACATCTGATTTTGATTTTAATTCTTATGGTATTACATATACTGATATCAATGATAGCACTATTAGATTAGATGGACCTATATTGAATGTATTTCCAGATCAATTTTATAGATTTGTACTACCAGATTTGTCTACCCCAGTGTTACCTTTTAATACAGAAGAAGAATTCTTATCTTTGATCGAATATCAAAAGC